GCACTTTCAATTATGAGCAAACTACTCAACCCTCTGAAAACCAGAGAAAGGAGATCAAGTCAAATGTGACCAGACCCCATCGTTCCAACTCCAAAAGCTGGATGAAACACGATCCACTACGACCCGGTAGCGCCTAGGTCTTCCTCGTAGAGGAAAACTCGGGCTAACTCCAAGAAGTAGTGATCCAAGTTGTGCAAAGTCGGGGAACCTTTCAAGGGTTCCTCGGTCTGGCACAGGAGAGCATATTGGTATATGCGTCCTGTAGTTCCTTGCGCCTTGGCTGTAAGCTCTGTTGACCTCGAAGATTTGATCTCCGAGGTAGCCTGGACCGTACAGTCTAAGGTGACTAGGGACGAGCCTTGTAAGGAAGACCCAACTTCTGTAGAGTCTGCTATCGCAGATGTCATCAGAGTGGAACTTCCGAGCAAGACGCCGAACACCATTAGCAAGCGAATATATGTCAAAAACATTGGTTAGTTTCCTTTTTAAGAAATGTGGACGGACATTGGTTCCAAGGAACCAGTCTTGACCACAAGATTCTCTAAAAGGACCTGTCACAAATGTCTTTTCCTGATTCGCAGTAAAACCACTAAGGTTTAGGGCAGATAGCACGTCGTCGGCAATGTCCGACGGTACGATGATATCATCGCCATAAACTTGGACATGGGATTTTGAGCCATGTAGTCTACGTACAGCTTTCGCTATACAATAGAATAGTAATGTCTCAAGCTCGAATGTAAAGCCATTGCCCATCGAACTGAACTTTTCATTCCGGATTATTTCGCCGGAAGGAAGCTTCGTGTATCGACAGGTTAGGCGGAACAAGCGTTCAAACCATTCCAATGGTAATACTTCATATGCGAAAGCACATGAAATGGTGTCACTTGCACTCTTCAGATCGATAGTCGAAAAACTACCGTCTAAGCTACCAATCCGAGCGAACTCACCATTTATTCTTTGCTGATTAGACAAATCTAATCCGCCAAGACGTAAACGATTTCTGATGAAATTCCCGTACCCCTTTTGGAGGTAAGTCATATCATTAGGCTCAATGCAGATTGCTCTTAAACTTGTAGAACTCTTTGGCACGAAGCCTAGAGTGTTATAGTCTAAGATCGAGATAGCATCTGAAGTGTAGCTGAATTTGTTTTCAGGCCAGAATCCGAGAGCCGAGGCGACACGCCAAGGTTCATTAGAGTAATGGTCAGATACTAGTCCAGCTGCCAGTCGTGTAACGATAATGGGAGATATTAATTTATCGCTTAACGATACATTCCTACCCTTACAGGAGCTACTTGCTCCAGGACCGAACTCATACCTTAAGCTACTAGGATCCGGAAGAGGACCGAGGATCTTTTGACAGATCTTCCCCGCTTCGTAAAGGACACTAGAGTATGTAAACGCGGAATCTTTTCCAAGTTTTACACCTCGTATGTCACGGAAACTAGTATTGTGTTTAAGACACTGAGTTTCGGCCCACATGAACTTTTCCAAAGCTTCTTTCTCGAGATCAAGTTTGAGCTCGAAGCCGTCATATTTCTTCAAAAGAGATACAGCGGCATAGTCGTTCTGGAATGTCCATGCGCTTAGGTAATTATCAGGTTTGACTTCCTTCCGACATAGTTGCTCATACTCTCCATATTTTAGGAGAAGAGAACAACTTAATGCGATTGGAGTATCAAGACCGAGATAAAACTCCTGAGAAAAATCACGCACAGCTTTAAAAGACTGCGCAGGAGTTAATTCAATTAACTTCTCGATTTTCATAAGTTACCTACTTTACATGGTGAGAGGCGCTAAGCCTGTGATTGACATCGAAATCGACGGATCGTTCAAGCAAGATACGAAAGTACCAAGCAGAGCTTGCCGTTGGGCCTCGGTGGTCACATCTGGAAGAATTACTCCCAGATCGACAATCATCTTATCACTGTAAAGGCCAGTAACTGCATTCAGGACTGGAATGGTCAATTTCATGGATTGACGGTTAGCACGACCAGAACCAGAACGACGCATCGAGGCCGTCAATGTAGGCATACCTGCAAAGACAGTTGAAGATACGTTGTCGCGATATAACGCGGGTTCGGTGCCGTACTGCGGCTGAATCGGTCCAAAGTTACCGATTGTGTTCATCTGTGGCATAAAGCTCACCTTTTGGTCATTTGGAAAAGGCGCTCACTAGTAAAGCTATGCCCGACAAGGCATGGCTAACTGATAGCGGGTTCTTGAATTTCAACGGCGGGTAACCTATAATGCCTAAGGATCGCTCCTTAGTTTTATATTTATACACGCTATTGATACCCCCAGATGCGGTAGTTGAACTATCGTAGTGGGAGTTAGAGAAATTCACCGACGTATTAACTACGGACGAAGAACTCCTAGTGACGGAAGCTTTCTCGACAACAACCCCATAAAGGGCTTGTTGATTCTGCAACCAGTTCCCAATAGGAAGGAACCAATCAACAACGAACGAGTATGGAACTAATTCCCATGCTGTGTTCAAAGGATTGGTAAGACCTATTTCCTGCGCGAATTTCAATGCTGAGACGGGTATTTTAATGTACGCTTCTGCAGACGTTGAGAGACGACGAGTATAAGTGTCTGTGACACTTACGTGAGCTGATGCACCGATCGGACTACCTTCAGAATCTTCATTTGTTCTACCAACAACCTCATGTTGAAAGGTCCGAGCCCACACTTTATAAGGTGGAGGCTCATGATCTTGCAATTGAGCAAGTGCGTAGACATCTGAGACCAGAGGAGTCCAGGCATAAGTGTATTCCAACCAGAGTTTTGAGGCTCTGCGAGGATCACACTTACTAAACCCTTTAAAGGGGTTTCTGCCTCGGCGGAGAGAAAGATAGAAGTTAGCGAGCCGCCTCGAGTTGGTTGAAACCATATTTACTAGTTCCTTCCTTTCCCCGATAATGACGGACATATCTACTTTGTAATTAGCAATTCGGCTATATAGCTTAGATTGTGTTGCAAAGTATGTCGGATCATCGCTAACCAACGGTGGCCCTGCCCCATTTCTGAGGCGAGAGTAGCTCCGGGCTTGAAAAGGATATGTCGCATGACATGCCCCATTAATCCCATTGCTTGTAATCTCTAGCGACCCAATTGGGTCAGAAGAAGAAACAGACATCTGAAACAGGTTTTGAGGAGTCAGTACGAGTTTACCTCTACTATTGCGACCGGAATTTCCGCTTGCTAAGTAAAGAAAATCGTTTGACACTTCGAATTCCATGTCAAAGGATGTCTGTTCGCCATTATCACAAGATGATCGAAATTGTCTTGTGTCATAGCGAGGTCTGCTTCTGAAACGTTGAGTCATAGAGCCTCCTTGAGCTCATAGTTCAAGGATCCGCCGTTAGGCGGCCCGTT